CCCCCGCACCAGCAGGGATTGGAGTTATAATTATTGTATCTTTTACAGGAGCAACTAAAGCATCAAGTGTTCCATCTACTAAATCTTCTCCATTTTGTATTGTAAAATTTATACCTTCTTCAGCGCAATCTGTTAAGTATTTTTTAAACCCGTTTGTTTGGCAGTCAATAAGACGAAAAACATCACGGAAGTTGGAAACATTCATGTTCCAATCCGATCCAAACTTTTCTCCCATTTCTCCCATTAATTTAACGTGGGTCATAAATTTCAACTCCTCTATCGGGGTAAGATACAATTAAGTACGGAATACCTAATGCCTTACAATTTTTCTTGTCATGCTCACTTGGATGACAATCTTGCATATAGTGACTATGGACTACATATTTTATTTTCGAAATCAGTTGATACTTTGCGAAAGTTTTTGGGTCAATTTGAAATTGATTTTCTCCCAAAAATTTATTTTCACAAGGAATCCATTTTTCTTTGTTGTTCTGTTCTATTATTAACCCGCACATCTCACGTGGGGCTTCCTTTTCTGCGTGAGAAAAGATTTCTTCTATAAACTTATTCAAAGTTCTTTGATCCTGGAAAACCTCCAAAAGGAAGTACTCTATTACTAAAAGTAGCTTTTCCTCTTGAACTTGAGCTTGTAGAAATTAAAGGTGTGAATCCGAAACGCTTGTTACAAGATTCTAACCTTTTTCCACACTCATCTGCTCTTTTCCAATATATATTAAATCCTGGAGTATTTCCTACTGTAGGTTGTTTTGTTTTCCATAAAAAATCACCTGATTTAACTATTTCATTTAATCTGTCATCTGTATACGCTTTATAAGTAGTACTACTAGAATAAGTGCTAAATACTCTTACTGCTGCAAAATTAGTATTTGAGTCTGAAGGAGTACCTAAAGCAGTTTTTGTTCCTGCTACTAATACTTGCCAATGTCTAGTCAAGTTTGAAACTGTAGAAAAACCTCCTGATGTAGTTATTTCTGTTGCCGCATTATTTGTTGTTTTTATAAAAGCATCTACTGCATAGCTGCTACTACCTGCCGCTGCTGTATAGTCAGTATAAGTATCAGTACTATTGTATATATACTCATCATCTATAGTAACATACACTTTTTGGGTTTCATCAGTGTTTCCAAACTTAGATTTAAAAGATCCATCTTTACTCCAAATACATCCTCCGCATTTTTCTCCTTCTGATAATGTAGGAGAAGCTCCTGTATACTCCCATGGACAAGCATTTGATATTATTTGTCTTGCAGGTATTTTTACACCTTCTAAATCAAAGGGTGCTTTTAGTTCAAAACTTATAGAAGTTGCGTCCTTTTTCATTAATTTAGAAATAGTCCACACCTCTCTTCCAAACTCTATAGATTGCTGTCCTGATCCTGTGTCTGCTGAACCTCCTACCAAATATTTTTTTAAGGTAGTTCTTCTTATTATTTTTCTTCCTAGTATTAAATTAGTATCTGCTGTTCCTAGTAAAGTAGTAAAGTTATTTCCCACATTTGAAAAGTTAACTACAGGTCTTGCAATTGCTCCAGTTACTTTTGTTTCAAAACCTGTTGAGCTCACAGGAAAAGGAGCATAAGTTCTTAGTGTAGAGTTTGAAGTATAGTCGTATAGTTGTAAACTACTTCCATCACTATCTTCGCCTCTAGTAATATAAGCAAATGTTCCATCAGGTTTTTCTATTTCATAAAGTTCTACAAGGCCTGATGCTACTGCTTGCTTTTGAAAATCACTAATTAAACTGTTTGTACTCATGATTCGTACACTCTCCTAAAAGTTGCTGTTAAACTATAAAAATTATCAAAATCCCATGTTTGGTTCCAAGTAGCACAAACTACTTTTACTGTTCTTTCATTTCCGCCCGAATTAGAGTCAGATACAGTATAATCAAATGCGGTTACTGCTCCTTTACTTTCGAAAAAATCTACTATATCATCAATTTCTGCTTTTGGTCGAGTTACAAAAGTTAAATTAAAAGTTTGAGGTAAGTTATTTATTCCGTCAGCTATTCTATGCTCATAGCCATCACCAAAAGTTGCTAAATGTACTTTGGGAGTGTTAGAAAGTGAGAGTCCTTTATCTGGTACTACAGTTCCTAAACTTCCTCCTACGTTAAATCCTATTGCCATAATCTATTAATAAGGGGATAACATCCCGCCTGGTCTTTGTTGTTTTTCTAATTCGTTTTGTACTGCTGAGGCTACTGCTTCGCCCATCATGTACATATCACTTCCTGTAGACTGAGTAGTTGTTGCTCCAGTTGTCATATTTACTGAAACATTTACATTTCCTCCCATTCCTCCAGAGACTGGAATTGATTTTCCATCTGGTAATGGTACTACTGCTTCGTTTCCATGCATAATTGCTGGATAGCCTTGCTTAGATCCTTCAAAGACTCCACCGGAAGCTGCATAAACTGGAGTAATACCTCCTTTTGCATATGAAGGAGTAATTCCTCCTTTCTCAAACCCAAAAAGGCTTCCTATTGTTCCAAAAACTTTTGACATAAATCCGCCATCAGTATCTGTAGAAGTAGAAATATCTCCTGCCCCTGTTCCCATACCTTGTCTAATTCCGTCAACGTGTGCTTGTTTTAATATTTCTGCACCTTTCTGATATCCTTCTAGCTCTTTATTTCCAAATAAGAAGTTTGAAACACCTGTTGCCATTTGTTCTGATAGTTGTTTTGATACAGACTCCATTACTCCTTTTCCTATGTTTGCTAGTCCTTCTGTTAAACTAGAGTTTTTTCCTGTAATTAGATCGTCAAAAGTTCCTTGTAATCCTGACTCAAAACTATCTTTCGCTGCTTGAGCGAGTTGAAATTGATGGTCTATATTTGCTTGTAGTTGCATTCCTTGTGCTTTAAGCAATGCTAGTTTTTCGGTTTCCATTTGTATTTGTGCGTCATTCTTTACTAAATCTTTATCTTTGAGTTCTTGTATTAAAGTTTCAGTATTGGAAATATTTAAGTTATTATTTATTATAGCCGCCTGCATTTTTAGTTGTTTAGATTGATTTTTTGTAGCTCCTATAGAAAGCAATGCTAGATTTTTTTGTGCTAGAGTTTTATCTTTTATCATGCCCATTTCTACTGCATGTAATCTTCTAGCTTCTTGTTCTATTATTGTTCCGACCTCTGTGGTAGCAGCAGATCCAATATCGGTAATGTCAGTTAAAATACTTGCTGCCAAGTCTTCGCCACTAGCCATTATAGGTACTTCAATAGTACCATAATCATACTCAAATATTCCAGGGGCACGTGAAATCTTTTTAGGTTTAATCTCCTTTTGGCCTGTTAGATATCTGTCTCTATTTTGTTGGTCAAATTCTTCCTTAGTCATTGGTCTTGTCTCATATCCTCCAGTTGCAAATTGCTTTGTAGGATCTGCAAGATAAGCTGCTCTTGTTGCTGCTAACGGTCTTAGCTGAGCGTTAGCTTCGTTAATTATCTTCATCATTTCAGCTTCGTCTTCAGGTCTTAACATTTTTTCAAATGCAGCTATAGATCCTTTATCAAATAGTGAGCCATCATATGTAAAATCTAAAGCTGCTTCACCTTTAGAGAAAGCTTCTCCTACTCCTCTTATTGCACTACCAACAGCTTCAATATTAGTTGTTAATCTTGTTAAAGGTGTTTGAGCAGTTTTAAAACTGTTTAAAGCTTTACTAAAATCAGTAATAGAACTTGTTAGTATTTGAGTAGTATTTGCAACTCCTTTTATGCTTTTTTGTGCTAAAGTACCATCTACTGCTATCTTTGTGACAAAATCTTTTGCAGTATCAAATGCAGTTTGACTAGTAGGATTGCTTAATAAATCTGTTAATACGTTTATGCCTTCCGTATGTTCTTTATGCGCATCACTTCCCAGTAAAAGTAAGGTTCTTTCCGCTTTTAATATATCAAGTAAACCTTGCATCCCTTTTATTTGATCAGGAGAAATACTAGCTGTTCTTTCCACTCCCATTCTGTTATTATCAGTCATAATCCCCATAGCATATAAAAAGGGCGTATACATATTTTCTAACTTATTTAGCTCTTTGCCATTTTGAGTGTATTTAGTTCCTGCTAGTCCGCCTTCAAATCCTTTTAGTGCAGATGAAAAGTCAATATTACTTAAAGCTTTTGCATTTCGTACAGCATTTGATAATAAACTATTATAAGTTTTTAGTCCATATATAGTTTCTTCTAAGTCTTTTGCATTTTTAGAATATAAATTTCCAAATTCTTTTTGAGCTTCTTTTGCTTGTGCTTCTGCTTCGTTTTGCTCTCCTCTATATTGTTTTATTAGGCCGATAAGAGAAATAATTATACCAGCGTAACCTGCATATTTTAAAATACCTTGTAGCGCTCTTCCTGCCATTACTCCTGTTGTTTTTATAAAAGACATAGTTCTACCGTGGTCGAGTCTATATTGAGAGTATGTTAAAGAAATATCATATCTAAATTTCGTAAAACCTCTAGCTCTTATTCTTTCTTCCTCTAGAGTTGTCATTTCTATAATACGTAGACTTTTTAAAGCTTCTGTTCTTCTCATTTTTTCAAAGTTTATAACAGTACTACTATTATTACTATAAGCATCATTTATAGTTCTTTTCATTGCTTTAATGCCTTTTGCGTTTAAATTGCCTAAGTCTCTTTTTCCTGAGTATATACCCTGAAGGTTTGCTTGCGCTGAGGCTGATGCCGCCTTCATATCTATAGCTGCGGGTGAAGGTGTTATGGCTCTTATCATCCCAGTACCTAATAATGTTCCTGCTCCAGCTAAAGCTAAAGTATTTTGGCTAAATGCTTTTGCACTAAACTCAGCAACAGGCACTAAGAAATTCTTTAATGAATTTGTTAAATCATCAAAAGATTTTGCGAGTTTTGTTAGTTGGTTAACTTGTGTTTCTACTGCTCCGAATTTTTCATTACCTTGTTCTAATACTTCATTTACCACTGCTTGTGATTTTTCGAATATATTTAATTGTTCTTTTGTTTTATTGATTGTATTTGCATATTTTTCTGTAGCAGTATCTAAACGAAGAATAATACCTAATTCATCTAAGAGTTCTGGTTCCGCTTTTACAGCACCTCTTACTAATCTGTTAAATGAATCTGTTAAGTCTCTTCCTAACATAAGAGAAGCGTTTTTTGCAACTTTTCCTAAGTCATTGATTTGTTTTGCAGATAAACCAGCTGCTGTACCAATCGCTACTGCTTGAGCTGCTTCAGCAAAAGCTAGCTGACCTTCTGTAGCTGCTTGTAGTTGTCTTGTGAGTATAGATAAAGACTGCCCTGTTCTTTGTGCGTACTCTAACTGCCCTTGTTGTAATATTCTCAAATCTCCAGCACTTTGTAAAAATCTAAAAGCTGCTGAAATAGCAAATATATTAGCAGCAAGGGTAGCATATGCAGGCACAAGTCCGCCTGTGATGCCTTGCGCCATCTTTGAAAAGTTTTTTGTTGTATTAGAAGAAGCCTGAGCAGCTCCTTTTAGTCTACGGTCAGCAGAATGAGCAGAAGTACCTGTCTTATCCAACGAGGCATTCATTTTATCTATCTGTTTTTTAGTTAATAGAATTTCCTTACCATCAACTTTAATAGGAATTCTTACTTCGTTTTTCTTTGACATTTATCTTTTTATATTTGCAGAATTTATTCCGCCCTTAGCTTTTGCTTTGTTTTTATCTGCCGATCTTTTTCTTTCTAAGTCAGCATTTATTTTCCTAGCGTTTCTTCCTTCTATATGTTTTAGGAAGAATATTATGGATTTTTTATCTTCAACTTCCCACACATCTAGTAGAGTTCCTAAGGATGACATGTCTTTTCCCATATAAGAACCACTCATACCTTCCCATCTATCGGGGAGTAGTCCATGTATAAGAAATGCCACTTGTACTTCATGAGGATAGTCATTCTGTGTTGGTGGCATATCGTCTAAGTCAGGTTCTTGTTCTAATTGTTCGCACATATTTATATATGCGTCATAATCAAGTTGTCCTTCCTTATACTGTTTATCTAGTAAACCAAGTATT